CTTGGTGCTTATTGCCTTGGAGGCTCTGGCTCTTATCAAGTTCGTACTGTGAGAGGTTGAGATGCCAGGAGCACTAGACAGTTTATTCAAGAACGTTGCCAAATCAGTTGTAGCTGATCTGGGTAAATCCCTTGACACGACAGTCATTTACACTCGTAAGGCATCGCCAGTGTATAACACCAGCACTGGTGCGTTGACGACGACCGACACGTCTTACTCCTTTGACGCACCAATCGAATTTGTACGATCAGAAGAAGAGGCTGAAGCTGAGAAGCGAACAGCAAAGCTTTATATCACTCCAGACCTGATTGGCGACAATCAACCAACTTTCGAAGACAGTGTAAGTGTTAAATATGCAGGATCTAACAGGGTCGCTCAAATCACTGACATTCGCACCTATAAGGGCGGGCAAGAGTATTTGTTTATTTTGCAGGTGGTGTTCTGATGGCTAAATTTGCGGACACCAACCTGTTTGATTTTGAAAACGACTTCGAGGCTTATTTTGACCAAGGTTTTAATAAATTAATTAATAGCTTAGTCGAAGACCTTTCTACGCCTGAGAATAGCCCAGTTTATACGGGGTATTTTGCTTCAAGCTGGAAGGCAACTTCTTACAGGATAAAAAGAGAAAGCAGAGAGCAAAGTGACAGAAATAGGCGGACGAAAACGCCATGGTCAACTGTGTATCACAAGCTAGCAAGAGGCACTGGTGACACTCTTACCCCTTGGGGCGTGAAAAAAAACATGGGAACGATTGAAAGACGTTACCCAGGCCCGTTTGACTTTAATTTCAAGCAGTACCCAACTGTTTACATTTCAAATACCGTGCATTACGCCCCTTACGCATTAGAGGACGGCAAGACGCTTGCTTTTCTTGGCGACGTAAAGGATCAGGTAAATAAAGCATTTACAGAAAGCCAGAGGTTAGGTCAAATCAAGGTTGCAGGGAAGGCTGGCCGAAGAAATGCGGCTGGCCAGTCTACTCAAGCTCAAAACATTAGTATTTTCTAGCCATGACTCTTGTAAACGCCCGTGCTGCTTTTGAAAAAGCTGTTACTGATGCAGTCGTAGCGGCAGATAACACTGTTGAAATGGTTTACGACAATATTAAGTACACAACCCCTGGTAAGACTAAAAAGTATGTCTCCATGCGAATAAACTTTAATCAATCTACGCTTCAAAACCAAGGGGCTGCTTCTGATTACTATCGCGGGATAATTCAGTGCAACGTGTATGTACCAAAATCTGCTGGTACGGCAGCACTTGCAGCTGTTAGCGAATCAGTAATTGACGGCTTAACGTCGGTAAACGCCAATGGCTATACGGACGTATTTAATGTTGCACCACGGGTGCTTGACGTTACTGGACCGAACCCTTTAGAGCTAGAAGATCGTGCTCACTTTCTTGGAATTATTTCTTGCCAATTTACAGCAGTCGTATAGTATATTAATCGAAACGAGATTATTTCATGCGTGCTACCGAGCTTCTTCGGAACAAGTTTGGCATCAGCCAGCTTTATAAGCATGAGGTGAAGGATGGAGACGAAGTAGTACTGGAGGTTTATTGGCATCCTTTGACCATTGCCGAGCGTGAATCGATCCAGAAAAAATCTGATACAGATGATTCTGGAGATTTTGCTTTAGGCATGATGATTGAAAAGGCGCTTGACGCCGATGGCAAACGTCTTTTCCAGGACGGAGAGAAATCGCAACTCAAGAATGCTGTAGACGCCTCAGTGCTGCAGGAAATTCAGCTTGCCATGCTGACCTCTGGGGCGGAAAACAAGGTGGAGGAAGCGAAGGCTGACTTGAAAAGCTAATAACGATTGGTTCTTTATCTATTTTCTTGCGTCAGAGCTGCATTTGACGGTAGCTCAGCTTGTTCGGACGTTGACGCGAGAAGAAATGATTGGATGGGCGGCTTTCTATGAGCTAAAGCGTGAGCAAGAGGAGAAAGCACGAGATCAAACTCAAATACGCAAAAGAGCGTAAAAAGCCAGTAAGCGGTAAACTGGGGCAATAGGCGTTTGGTTTGAGCTTGTGGCTGAATACGGCGTAAATATCGCGGTTGCGGTCAAGAACAGTCAGGCTCTTACGAAGCTAACAAAGGATACAAAAGATCTTGGGTTAAAGATTGAGCAGGTAAATACTCATTTTAATACATTTGCTAGCGTAACCGGCAATGTAATCCCAAACTCTCTTAGGAACTTTAACACTCAGCTAAAAGAAGCATCTAAAAATTTAAACAATGTTGCTGGGAATACGGAAGATGCCGTTATAGCAGCTCAAAATTTTGTTGAAGCGCAAAGGCAGGCAAATAACGCATTAAGAGAACAAAAGCAGCTGGTAAGGCAAGTGTTTTTGGCGGGAAAAACCGTGTCTCAGACCCCTTTTGATCGACCAAGGCTTCCTGAAGGGTTTAATGCTGTAAGAGAAGCTGGAAAGCAAAAAGCAAAACTTTTAGCAATGGAGGCTCAAGAGCAGTCAAAAAGAGCAAAAGAGGTATTTGAAGCAAGAGCTAAGTTCAGCCATGAATTATTTCAAATTGAAAAAAATCGCGCAAGAGACTTAAGAAACATAAAAATAGATAATTTAGAGCACGAAATTAGGCGCGAAATGGACGCGCAGCAAATGCTATTTGATAATGCTGTCAGGCTGGATAAAAAGCAAGGAGAAGATTTTGATAGAAGGTTTAAAGACAGGCTTGAGTCTAGAAAAGCTCAGAAAAAAGCTGCTGGTCAGGCTCTTATGCTTACCGGCCAAACAAGTCCAGTCGGTGGGACGGCAAATATTCCAGGCAGTCCTGCCGCATTGGCAGCAGCAGAGCGCAGTCAAAGGCTTAGAAGTGCTTCAAGTAGCGCATTGATTGGTGGCGCTTTCCCATTGCTGTTTGGGCAAGGAGCAGGCGCATCTATTGGTGGTGCGGCAGGTGGCTTTGGCGGAGGAATGCTTGGTGGTGAATTTGGATTCGGGCTATCGCTGATTGGAACGCAGATTGGCGCGATGGTCGATCAACTCATTTCTCAATCAGCTGATTTAGGCAACGCTTTGCAGCCAGCAACTGCAAACCTTGACGCAATTATTGCTGCAACAGGAACAGCAAATACCGAGTTTTCTACATTGATTGGCGAGCTTGAGGAAGCAGAAAACAGTAGCGCAGCTCTTGCTTTAGCGACTAGCGAGTTGACAAGATTAGTTGGCCAAGATGGTGTAGATGCTTTAAAAGAATTTGGCGCAGATACCACCGAGCTGTCTAACGATTTTAGTCGAGCTATGACCATAATGATGGCAGGAGTCGCTGGATTAATAAATTCCTCTAATGTCCTTAAAGGGATTATTGGCGCAGTTGAAAACAATGTACTTGACGCTCAAATAAGAAGAACAATTCTTGATGGCGGGCCTCAAGCAGAAAAACTACGAGCAACCTTTACGAAACGCGCTCCAACATTGGCTGAAAAAAGTGCTGGACGCGAGCCAACTACAAAATTTGACAGGCCGACAGAAGCAACGCGAAATCTTATGCGACAAATAAATGAAGAGAGTTTTAAAGTCTCAATGAATGCCGGGAAGGCCGCTTTAAAAACAAAAGAAAAGCTTGACTTTCACTCAGCAGAATCTGTTATCTTGCGAAAACAGCTGCAAATATCTGAAATAGATGGTGATTTAACGAACGATAAAGTTTATAAATTAAACAGAGAAATTATTTTTCAAGAGGCTCGTTTAGAGCTTGAGAAAGAAGGATCTATAGAGCTTAACGTTCAAAACAAGAGGCAAACAAAATTAAATAAATTGCTAAGCAAGCGTAACGCTCTAATTGAAAAAAACGAAAAGACGTCTAAGGGCGGGGGTAAACGCTCTGACGCGGAACAAAAAAGAATTGAAAAACGCATAGCCCGTTTAAACATAGAGTCTGAGGCTTTGCGACAAAGAGTCGAAATCGAAGATAAAATTACTCAAGCAAAAATTAACCAAGACGATGAAACAGTAATTCGTCTGCAAAACGAACAAAAAATTCTTTCTTTAACCGAAAGGATGAAGAAACAGCTTGAGGGTGCAAAAACTGAGCAAGAAAGGATAGCAATTCTGCAGAAAACTTCAGCTGAAATAGCTCTTCAAACCAACCGTAGCGCAAACGAATTAAAACTTTTAGAGGCCGGACGCAACGAGAACTATAAAGACTTAATTGAACAACTAGATCATGAGCTTTTGTTGCGAGCCGCTACAACAGAAGAGGCCAGAATGCAGCTAGAGATCGATAGAGAGATTGCAAAAATTAAAAAAGATGATCCTGACCGTGACACTACAGATATACGCAAAAAGCTAGAGGTTCTTAAAAGCCCCAAGCGAGGGCAGGAACTAATAGATGAAGAAACTGGCAGGCTTCAGGATGAATTGGACTTACTGACTGACAAAGGTTTTCAAGTCGTTCAAGCGGCTGGAGCGATAGGAGATGCGTTTAGCGAATCATTTAAAGGTGTTGTTAGCGGCAGCATGACTGCTCAAGAAGCGTTGGCAAATCTATTCCAACGAACAGCAGACCACTTCTTAGATATGACGGCTCAGATTATTGCGGCTGCAATCAAGATGCAGGCTATCCAAATTATTACGAGCATAATTGGATCGGCAGCTGGTGGGTTTATGAGCCCTGGCGCTAGCCCTGGGGGCTCTGCCGGTGTCGCAGGCATTGGTGGTGGCGGCATGACCAACCCCTTTGGCAATACCAGTTCGTTTGGTGCTGCTACGTCTTTGCCTATGGCAGAAGGCGGCTACGTCAACAAGCCAACCAACGCATTAATTGGTGAAGGCGGCGAGCCTGAGTACGTCATCCCAGCATCCAAAATGCGTGAAAGCATGTCGCGTTATTCGCGCGGTTCACGCGGTGGCGGGGTCATTCCTTCTGATGGTGGATCGTCTGCATCAGGTGATGGTGGCGTT